TTTTGTTCAAACAATAATCTTACAGCTACTGCTGAAATCAACTTACGAGCTTGTAACAACAATCTTCTTACGTTTATTCTGTCAAGAGCTGACTCTCTAATTTGAAGAGTTTTGTTACCCCAAATTACAGTTCCAACGTCGTTAAAAGTTGCGATTGGGTTAACTCTTCCCTTGTAAAGAGTGTCTCTATCTTCTTGAGTTAATCTCTTTCTTGCTCTAATAGCATTTACAATACCTCTTGTGTAACCCGCAGTTGCGAACCATGGGAAAGCTATATTGTCAGTTAACGCTAAGTTTCTTGTAACTTCAGCAGTTGCTGGTATATAGATTTGTGTATTGTTTACAGTATCACGAGTAAGAACCCATGGATAGTAAGTAGCAGTGTAGTTAGAGTCAATTCCTGTATTTTCTAAGTTGTCAACCGCTTCTTGTGGGTAAATTAAGTTATCCATTGAAGTTGATGGTTGGAACAAGTTAAAGTCAGGAGTTGTACAAATGTAGATTGAGTCCGCTCTATCGTTTTCAACAATGTCAATTGTTGCTGAAACTAAATCACTATTGTTAACATAATCAACACCAGGAGTTACAAGAACATTGATGTTTGTTATTTCAGGATTTGCAAACGACTGTACACCTAACAAGTATGCGTAATAGTCAGTATTTGCGTAATCAACCGTGTTATCACCAACTGTGATTTGTTTAAACGCTCCCCATCCTGTAGCATCTGTGTACGGTGCACAAGATAGTGCTCCTTGTTTGTATCCTGTGTTTCCTAAACGGAATCTGTCAGCATTTGTTCTATATTCTCTGTATATATCCCATCCGTCAAATCCTGCTTGAACAAGGAATGTAAACTTACGAGAGTATAAGAAGTAATATGGACTTGTTTGTGACGTAGGTTCTGAATTAAACGACCCAGCTCCAACTTCAAATGCCGTTTGACCACTGTTTTGGTAAGCATTTGCTATAACAATAGAAGTTGCTCCTGAATCCATGTGGAAACCTTTTGTAACATTTGGCCAATATACATGAGAAGGTGGTGTACAAGTTGACGAATTCGGATTTGGCATCCCTTTGTATTGGAAGAAATCAGGGTCATAACCTGGTGCATCCGATGAAAATGCTACCGCTGAAGAAATACCTAAATAAGTTCTTCTTATGTTATCACCAGCACTTGGTGTACTGTTAGAACCATTAGATGAATTTCCAAACGGTGGGTTATAAATAACTTCACCAGGATAATCATATTTTGTCTTGAAGATTTGGAATGGTGATTTAGCACCTGAGTATGTTCTTGTAACAAAACCTTCAAATCCACAAGGAAGAGCATCCACTGGAGCTTCCTGATTTACCTCAACAAAAATGTATTTTGACTGTACTGCGTATTCACCATCAGATGAACCAACTTTTTTAGCTACGTAACTATTTTCAGCAGGGTCCATACTACAGTTTGTAAACTTTTCTAAAACAACAGGATTTGAATCTGTGTCAAAGAAATCACGTACAATAAGGTCAAATGTACCATTGTTAAAGGATATATTCGCAATAGATACTTTAATTTCAGTATTAGCGTCATTACCATCAGCAATTGTATAAACTTTAAACAATCTATAAACTAAATTACCACGTAATTCTGAAACAACCCATGGAGATTCAGGTGTTTGGTATTGTTCAAGGTAATAAGCTATAGATGATGTATCATTATTTCTAGCTTCAGGTAAAGAAATTAAACTACAATTTAAACCACGAATATAACCTTTGTTATAACCGTAATTTAATAATGTTGGATAACGCTCTTCAACAAACAATGGAACTTCAGTTCTATCTTTAGCAAAGTTTTCAACACCAAATACTTTAGCAATATAGTTAGCGTTACCTGCATTAAACGAAGTTTCAAATTGGAATGCTGAATTTTCATAAGTTAAACCTGAAATTAAAAATGTACTAAATGGATTTTTAGTAACTCCTGAATAAGAACCTGTACAAATCATTTGAACATCCGAAGTACCTGTTACTTGATAATCAGGCCCGTCTTGTGTAGTTGAATAGTTTGTAATACCTCTTGAACGTAAAGTTGCAACAACCAAATCATTATAACCTGAATAAGTTAAACCTGAGAAGTTATAAATATTACCTGTTATAGAACCACTATAAGAACCTGATGCACCAGTTATTGTACTAATTCTACTAAAGAATGAATAACCATCGTAATTTTCACCCGTTGTCGGAGGTGTGAATGTCGCATAATACCATACATCATTAACTTCAGAACAATAATCAATACTTGACGCACTTATTGCATTAACTCCAAATACGTTTGTAGATGCCGAATATCCTGCCGCAATGTTTGCTGTAACTTGAGCTCCAGAAACCGCTCCAAAATAATAGATAGAAGATGCTGAAGTAGCATTAGAACTAATTACACCTGAAATTTGACTTTGGAGTTGTGCGTAAATTGTTGATGAACCTCCACTATATGTTGTATAAGGAGTTGTTGCATTTGCTATACCGGCAGGTAAACCTGTAATTGTTACTGTTGCAGTTGAGGCAGTTGTACCAACAAATGTTGCTGTAAATGTTGTTGGTGTACCTGTAAGAGCAACCGTATTACAATCAACATTTGCGACAGTTGTAATAGACCAAGATGGACCTGCGTCATAACCTGATAATCCTAAAATTCTTGTTACAAACAATTGGTTAGATTGTTGAAGGTATGATTTAGCGATATAAGCCGCTTCATACTTTGGGATTTGTGTGTTCACAAATTTTTCAGGAGTAGTACCGCCGAAATAGGTTTCAAACTCTCCATAACTTGTGATGAAGATTGGTTCAAAAGCCGGACCTTTTAAGGTTTCTCCAGCTATACCCAACGTGGTAATCCCAACACTTTGTGAAACAAAAGATAAATCTCTTTCTGATGTATATACACCAGGTGAGACGAAAACTTTGTTTGATGTTGCCATTTTTATTTTAAATGTTTTTAAAAATTTATTTTATTAATAAATATTGTGTTTTTAACCAAAAACTAATAGGTATAATAACTATTTATCTATTGGTAGGAATAAATTCTACCTTTTTTCTACCTTGAAAATTAAGAACATTAAAATATCCCCTGAGAGTCATGAAACCTTAAAAACCTATTGTAATAAACATGGCTATAAAATTCATAAGTTTTTAGAAAAACTAATTAAAGAAAATTGTGAAGAAAAAAAGGATATCTATGGTGAACATTAAAGAATTATTGATACAAGATTAATAATACTAATAACACTATTATTTGTTTTAACAACATTCAATGTTAACACATCCCCACTATTAATTTGAATATATCCTGTTGATAACGGTATTGTACTATTCCCGTAATATAAACCATTAATGTATATTTCATAAGAGGTAACATTTTTACTACCCTCAATTTTTATGTTTGCGGTATAATCAAACGTTTGAGTATATGCGGTAGTCCCAATAGGATAATTAGCATTAAATTCGTATTGGTCAGGATTAGGTGGGTTAACGTTTTTTCTTACTTTTTTCTTTCTGTTATCCATCTCAATTAAAATTAAACTTCTACTAACTGCAGGTTTAACTTGATATTCTTCTTCATCACTTAAGAAACCCTGTAAAGTAAAAGCGTAAGATTGTATGTAGTATCTTCTTTTTTCCACATCCATAATTGATTCATCTGAAATTTCATCTAAAGTTATTGGAATATAATGTCCTTTTATTTTAGTATAAGCTTGACGAGATGAAAATTTTTCAATAACAGTTTGATTGAATTTATTTAATTCTCTCATCCTATTACAAATAATTTTAACTGAATATTTTATATCAACAGGAACTGGCTGAGGTATTGTGTATATATCCATACCTTTTCTTTGACCATCCCACGTTGGTACCGCAGCGTAATAAAATTGTTTTCTATTAGGTATTGTATATTTTAAAGACGGTAATGTACCAAATTTCACTTCAGGTGTTCTTACTGTGGTAATAATCGGTGGTTCAACATTTTTATCAATGTTGTTAAAATCCCAAGTTTGTGTAAACTGAGACCAATTTTGAGTGGTCATTAAAATATCAACAACTTTTATTATTTTACCACTAACAACAGTTTTTAAATCATCTTTAACAAAATCCAAAAACCCCCTATCCAAATCTTCATGTAAAATAGACTTAGGCAAGTAAGTTCCATCCTTGTTAATATCTTCAAGAAGTTCTAATCTTCTCTCATAACCAATAGGTGGGTATGTAAGGGGTAAAGTTTTTTTAATTTTTGGTAATCCCATTATAATCCTCTAAATTCGTTTTCCATTACAGGTGATGCATTTATTGTTCTATAAAAAGGTTTGTATCCTGCGTATGTGTGTTTATTATCTGAAACAACACGTCCGTCATTATTAACCACGTAATATCTAACTCTACTTTCAGTTTCGTAATAACCAATATAATCACCATATTCAATATCAATTTCTAATTCATCTAAATGTTTTTGATAAACTGAAATCCTAGCGTTACCTGGTTCCATCTGATTAATCTTACTTGTCCCAAGAAATTTATTTTCAGGTGCTACAATTTGTAAAAACGCCTTAAACTCAACAGGTGGTAAAAATTTAACACCGTCAACGGAAGCCTCACCATACACATCATCAACATTTGTTTTCTGTTTGTCAACACGGTATAGTACAAGAGTGAAGTTCATATCACCTTCTAACCACTCTCTCCCCATACTAATATCTAAGTTATAATCTTCCGCTCCGAAAAATTTACCTAATCTTGTTATTGGAACTATTCTATTTGACATATTGATAAATATTTCTTTTTTGATTATTATTATAGTTGTATAGTTAATTAAAATAATTTGACAACTTCCACAGGACATTTAAGTATTGAACAACAAGCAATATCTATTCTTGAAAATTATCAGGGGTCAAATAATTATATTCTTAAATTAAAGAAACAGATTGAGTCAAATAAGAAGTATCTCCCAACGAGGGCACAATGTGATTACGTTATTGACTTCAATTTAATAGTTCCAAAAGTTGCTAAGAAATGGGTCGAGATTGACTCATACTTTTCACAAAAACTTGTTGCTGATAATCCATTTATTAAGGAACCTGATAAAATCTATGTTGAAAAGATTTTAATTGAGAAAGATAAATCATATCACATTTGGGGTAAAATTTTTAGTGGAGAAACTATTCACGATTTTTGGATACCAAAGGCTGCTGTCATTAAACAATACACCGAAAACTTGGTTGATGTTGATTATACAAAATATGAAAACCGACCACCACTTGCTCACCAAAAAGAAGCAATTGAAAAGTTATTAAAAAACGACAAGTTTATCTTGGCAGATGATATGGGACTTGGTAAAACAACAAGTACTGTTATTGCGTCGTTAGAAAGTGGGGCGAATAAAGTGTTAATTATTTGCCCGGCATCACTTAAAATAAATTGGGAAAGAGAAATCAGAAACTATACTGATAAAACAATTTACATATGTGAAGGTAAGAAGTATGAACAAGCTGATTATGTAATTCTTAATTACGACATACTTAAAAACTTCCACGACCCAAAAGATAAATTAAACTCAATAATCCTTAATTCAAAATTTGACTTGGT